GTTTGGAAACAACGGAACAACCTTCTCAAATTGGAAGCTCAACAGCGACGCATCTAGAAAATTAATGCGAACCTGCGGCTGGAGAGAAAACAATGACACCGGGGGAGTTGGCAGGGAGTATTTGGGCGTAATCACGTTGGGCAATATTGACTCAACCAGCAAAACTGTTGGCGACAAACCTTACTTCTATGTGGACGGTAATGCCGCCAAGAAGGACTCCACATATACCGAGCTGACGTATGCTGGCCCCGCAAACGAAGCAATCCAGATATTTGGTGATGTCGCAGAAGACGCAACCACCACCACGTTTGATTATCGAGACACCACCACAGCAACGGGCGAAGATATTATTTTTAGAATCAGGGTGTTCGGGAAAACCTATGATCAGTCGTCTGCAAGAGCAATTGGTTTTGATGCCAGCAATGTTACATATAACGCACAGCGATTCCCCCTGACAGAGGCAACCGACGAGGTAATTAACACCCTAGGAGTCACCACCTCGGACATTGACAGCAACGCCCCGTACACTGATATGGATATTGGCTGGTATTCAACCGCGCAATCCCGTAGCGGGTTCACGACTGGAACAGAGAATTTTGGCATCATTATTGATGGCGATGTATCTGTCCCCCAGCAAGATGGTGGAGGCGCCGCCTCGGCAGAGCAGATTTACGCTTGGACCCAACGCCAGCTTATTAAAGACAAAGCAACCAACATAAACACCCAGACCGGAAGCACGGCCACAAACTACTATGGCGTGTTTGTTGAAGAGCCGCTTGTGCTTGGCTCTACCGGCGGAGATTTGATATCCAATGTCATAACAAACGACGACAGCGCCGCTCTTAATGGCGTGTATGTTGACTCTTTCGCCACCAACGACAAAAACAGGGTTAGATTCAAGGACAACGGATGGGTCACAGGAAACGCCCTAATCTCCTTTCCGTTCGCGGCCACATTCTCCCTATCGTTTAATAACAACCTTCAGAACGATTCGGTGGCTAGGTACTGGCTGTACTATCGATACACTCGAAACACTGCCGTTTCAGACCTAACAATCACTCCGACCACTGGAAGCTCTGCAACAATAGGCTCTGCGGCGGCGGTTGATTTTACCTCGGCTACAGACTTCGGAACCGGCGCTCTAAGTCAAAACGACTACATTGAAATTACCGGAGCTTCTAATGCGGTAAACAATACGGTATGGCAAATAACCTCAATACCCACGGCGAACTCGTTCACGGCAAGCATCGTTGACGGGGCTACACCGTTGAGTGAAACGGCATTTGCCGGAAACATCTACCGAACACCAATCGGCTCACCAGATGCAACCTTGGTGGAGAATTTTGCCAACACTCCAATTGGAAACGCTCTGATCAGTGGGGCGTCTTCGTTGTCGTTTGACTACGATTACGATCAAGACACCGTTGGCGGAAGGGATGTTACTGCGGATGCGGCTGTTGTTTTGAAGGTCATAGGAACCAATACCGCCCAATATGCCGAGGCGAATTTTTTGATAGCTCGCGCCACGGGCCAAGATTTCCCGATTACCTCGGCGGTAGAAAGAAACTACAGCACTTAACAGGAGTTCCTGATGGCTGGTGAGCGAAGATTTACAAGAATACCTCCAGAGTCCACGGGCGACCGTGTATGGATGGTGCATACTGCCGAGGTCGGCTTTGAAAACCAAAACGATGCGAACTATAAGTGGAAGATAGGCGAGCGCTATACCATTAGCGGCAATGGCGGACCCACTATGTTGGTCCATCTGCATGGCGTCTATGATGCAGGCACCACCGGATTGATTTCGGTTCACTACTCAAAGAACGACAAGTTTGGCAATGTTAGCCCCATAGCCGGTCAAACACTGACCGATCCTGACGGCGTGACGACTGTCGCCACGACAACCTCAGAGATATACGACCTGTATATTCCGGGCCAAAACATTGTGGGGTACGACAACCCAGAGTACGGCATGGATGTGGACATTACTGGCTCTGCCAACGTCCGCTTTGCAGAAGGACTGCCGCAACTGGACGCATGGGGAAAGCTACGGACTAACGGAGCAACGCCACTAGGCCAGTACGTTTTTAGTCAGGAAAATATTTTAACTAACAACTTTTCCCCAAGTCAAATTGCGGGCGGCTATGTATCATTTAGCGATACCCGCAAGTCTGTAAGCATTGGCATTAATCACTTGGATGCAGAGTTTGTAGCCGCTGATGGCTTTGCGGCTAATTCGTCTAATACCTATCACCATTATACGGCAGGAAGCTCGCATTTGTATGCCGGAACTTGTCGGCTAAACGACCCATCAGCTACAGGAACGACCCGTAGCTGGGGTATGTTTGATGCTAACAACGGGTTTTTCTTTCAAGTAGGAACCGGCGGCGTGAACGCTGTAGATGACACTGGGTTTAATGTGGTCATTCGATCAAGCGTCCCAGAAGCGCCGGTAAAAGACTTGAAGATTCCACGCGCAGACTGGAATGGCGACAAACTGGACGGCACCGGGGATAGTCAGGCAGTCCTTGATTTGGAAAACGCAAATATCTGGTGGATTGATATTCAATGGCATGGATCAGGGCGGGTTCGATTTGGAACTTATGTAGATGGACAGCGTGTTGTTTGCCACTCATATTACCACGGCAATAATTACCAATACGCTATGAGCCAAACCGCATCACTTAACGTGTGTTGGTCTATTAAGTCTACTGCCGCAACTAACTCCACACTGTTTATGGAAACATGGTCTGCATCAGTATGGACGGAAAGCAACATTGACCTTCGCACATACGGTCAACCGGCTACCTATGCAAGTTCTCATGCTACTGTAACAGCCAACATAAGCGATAACTGGCAATATTTGTTTAGTTTAAGCCCCGAAGAACTGCTGTCCAATGGAGATGTGAACCACTCATTGTATGCTCCAACAAGCATTTCGGCGTATGCGTTTGATCTGCAAGGAGGTTCAGGCGGCACTGGTACGGGCGGAGTTGATGCAATTATTGACTTAAAGGCCGAAATCAATAGTGTTCACTCCGGCCATAACTTTGCGCTTATTCCGTCAACAACCCTTGAGGTATCTACTGCTGGAACTAGCTACGAGTCTGGAAAGGTTGTGCTTCAGGATATGTTTAGAGGTAGATATAACGCGGAGCTAACGGACACTTACAACAACTTTCAGGCAGGTGCCGTAAAAAACTTTTCTGACGATGGCGGTACGAAACAAAATACGATTACAGCAATTACAGAGGCAACCACAGCGGTTATAACAACGTCAGCTTTGTTGAATTTGCGAGAGCCGCAGTCAGTTACATTTCCGTTAAACACGAGTACCTATGGCGGAAAGCTGGAAATTTTTGGTTCTAGCAACACCAACTACAACGGACTGTTTTATATCAAGCCTACCAGTGCTACAACGGCAGAGCTTTATACGGACAGTGCTTTAACAACTCCAGTTAATTCTTCAGCTTTTGGTGCATTTACAGGAACAGCAACCCTAAAAGGATTCAGAGGTTCGCGGGTTATCTGGAGCTTTTTTGCCAAAACACGGACAGCATTGCACGACGATGTGAAGCTAATGGTTAGCGTTAACTGGAAAGAGATTGTTCAATAAATGCCCGGAATTGTCTTTAATTATGGGCATTATGAGTTTTGGGAAGCCTACAACCCGCTAACAACACCGCCGACTTTTGGTACTCAAAAGGTTGTTTTTGATGGGCCTAATAAGTTAATTATTGTTTCGGACAGCACAACAGATTTGAGCATCAAGGAGGACGTTTACTCGGCATGGAAGGAGTGGACATTGGCGGTTGGCAGTCCCTATGAGCAAGCCATCCGGACGATTGGCGGAGACCCCACGATTGCAGGGCAGTTTGCTGGAGACATCTACTTCCTGATTAACGGCTGGCGCTTAGTTATTGATGTAACTAGGGTGAAGGTAACTGGCGTTTTATTTTCGGATGACTTTGACACTGCATACTACCAAAGTGACTTAAACGCAGTGTTCCCTGCACAGGTGTCTTCGATTGTAAACACTGTCAGCACTGGCGGCGCCGCCGATCCCTCAGTTATCGCGGATGCGGTATGGGATGAACTTGTGTCGGGCCATACCAGCATCACCACGTTTGGCGGTCTGGTTAACGAGACCAAGTTCTTGCGAAAGGCCATTTATCTGGATGTCGATCTGGTTAGTGATGGTGACGGCTCTCAGCGTAGCCCGTTCAACAACTTAACGTCAGCGATTGACGCCGCCGAGCTTGAGGGCATTCGGGAGATTTACCTGACGGGCGACATCACGCTGGATCGGAACCTGAAAAACTTTACGATTGTCGGGGTGGGCAAGCCTGAGGTAGATGCCGCAGGATTTGACCTCAAGAACACAAGGTTTGAGCTTTGCAAGCTAAAGGGTAGTTTTCTCAACAGCATTGTGGCGCAAAGCTGTACGCTTCTAGATGGGGCCTTCTTAAACGGATTTTATCAAGACTGCGCTCTGGATGGCGATCTCACCTGCGTTGCCGGGTCCGAAGTTTACATGGCAAACCCAGCCTCTAGCATACCGGGAACGGGCAGGCCCACAATTAGTATGAGCACTGGGGGTACGGCGTTATTGAGCGTCCGAGGGTACAACGGCGGCCTGACGGTAAAAGATTGCGACAATGTGGCAGACAGGGTTACTGTTGACATGTCGTCAGGAGCGCTTACCTTCGATGCGTCGTGTACCGCAGGGACTATGGTGGCGAGAGGAGTTTCTAGCTTTGTGAACTCAACGGCAGGGGCGACCGTTGTCGATGAGACTATAAGCAGGCAACTTATCATAGATTCTGGCGGCGGAGGCGGCGGTAGTGGCTTGACGCTAGAGCAGTTTATCGCGCTGAAGGATTGACTATGAGAAGGCGATACGCCAAGGGCGGAAAGACAGAGTCCAAAGTAAATCAAGCAGGTAACTACACAAAGCCGGGCATGAGAAAGAGGCTGTTTAATCAGATAAAGTCTGGGGGAAAGGGCGGAAAGCCCGGACAGTGGTCAGCTAGGAAAGCACAAATGCTGGCAAAGAGGTACAAAGACGCCGGAGGAGGTTATAAAGACTAATGTCTCTCAAAAAGCCTCAAAAGTCACTGAAAAAGTGGACCAATCAGAAATGGCGAACAAAGTCCGGAAAGCCTAGCACTCAAGGGCCGAAAGCAACCGGAGAGCGATATTTGCCCGACAAGGCGATCAAGGCTCTTAGTAGTAGCGAGTACGCCTCCACTACCAGAAAGAAAAGGGCCGACACGGCCAAAGGGAAACAGCACTCCAGTCAGCCAAAAAAAGTCGCCAAAAAAACCGCTCGGCACAGGAGTAAGGCATGACCAGAAGATACTACAAGTCAGGCGGAAGGGTTGACAAAAAGTCGATGGCTTGCAACAAGCCTAAGAGAACTCCGAATCACCCCAAAAAGTCTCACATAGTGAAGGCTTGCGAGGGCGGGAAAGAAAAGATCATTCGCTTCGGGGAGCAGGGGGCAAAGACTGCTGGCAAGCCTAAGAGTGGAGAGTCTGCCAAGATGAAGGCAAAGAGAAAGTCATTTAAGGCTAGGCACAGAAGGAATATCAAAAAGGGCAAGATGTCTGCGGCGTATTGGGCGGACAAGACAAAGTGGTGACTATACACCGAGTCGTCTGGAGAGACGCGGTTGGAGGCTCTAACACCGGATGGAGGTCTCTTGAAGACCTCAAAGAGCAAAAAACTGCGACCGTCATATCTTGTGGCGCGTTGATTTACGAAGATGACGAAAAGATCGTCATCTGCCCTCACATGATCGTTGAGGGCGAAGATATTATAGAAGGAGATGCCGAGCTAGCCATCCCCAAAGGGTGGATCGTTTCTAATATGAAGATGGCGACATTTCCGCCCGGAGACTGAGGAAGAAATATGGCCACTAGCGGCAGTTACAACTTTACTCTTGACTTGTCAGAGATATTCGAAGAAGCGTATGAGAGGGCGGGCCTTGAGCTTAGAAGCGGGTATGACTATAAGACTGCTCGGCGTAGCCTTGATTTGCTTATGCTTGAGTGGCAAAACAGGGGCTTTAATCTCTGGACGGTCAGGGACGCATCGATGTCACTCACAGCAGGCACCGCATCTTACGACTTGACTGCAGAAAAGCTGGATATCGTTGAGGGCCTTCTGAGAACGAATGCGGGAGACCCCTCAAGGCAGACAGACCTGAGGATGAATAGGATATCTGTAAGTCAGTATGCCGGACAGACAAACAAGCTTAGTCAGGGCAGACCCTTGCAGTTCTACGTGGAACGCAAGCCGACAAACATAACGCTTCATTTTTGGCCCGTCCCAGATGCGGTGACATCGTACACGTTCTCGTATTACTACTTGGAGCGTATCGAGGATAGCGGCAAGCCGGGCTCAAACAACGTAGATGTTCCCGCAAGATATTTACCTTGCTTGGTTTCGGGCCTCTCCTATTACATAGCGAGCAAGAGGCCGGAAGCGATGGCGCTGGCGCCTCAGTTAAAGCAAGTTTATGACGAGCAGTGGAGTTTAGCCGCCGATGCATCAAGAGAGAAGGCGGCACTGCATGTCTCTCCGGGAGGTTATAACGACTTATGAGTGGCTACGCGGCGGGGAAGAAGGCTTTTGGTTTTTGCGACAGGACTGGCTTCAGGTATCGGCTGAAAGATCTCGTCCGTCAAATTGAGGATGGTAGATGGAATGGACTTCTCGTCGGAAGAGATGTTGTCGATAAAGATCACCCACAAGACAAGCTGGGAGAGGTTGATGCAAATGATCCTCAAGCTCTTAGGTTTCCGAGACCCGATCAAAGCATCGATGAAAGTAGAGCGCTTTCTGCTTGGAACCCTGTGGGGGGCGGCAATACTGCTTTGGGTAGTCGCACTGTGGGGCTCGACATGGCGGCTATGGCTGGGCGTGTGACAGTGGAGATTGGTTGATGGCTTTTACATACGCGACACTGAGCCAAGCAATTCAGGATTATGTGGAGTCAGATGAAACTAGCTTTGTCTCTAACATACCGATAATCATTAGGCAGGCGGAAGAGAGAATCCTGAAGCGAGTACAGCTCCCCGTCTTTAGGAAGAACTCAACAGGCACCCTTACCGCCGGGAACCAGTATTTAGGATTGCCAAGCGATTATCTGTCCCCCTACTCATTGGCGATAGATGATTCTGGCTATGAGTATTTAATAATCAAGAGCGCAAATTTTATCCGACAGGCATACCCGGACTCGGCAGTTCAAGGAGCGCCAAAGGTTTATGGTGTTTTTGATGCCACCAACTTTATTGTTGGGCCAACTCCAGACGCCAATTACCCGGTAGAGCTTCATTATTTCTACAGGCCTCAGTCTATTGTTGACTCTGGGACAAGCTGGCTTGGCGATAACGCTGAAAACGCACTGCTTTACGGCTGTCTTCTTGAGGCGTACACCTACCTAAAAGGGGACGCTGATCTGATGCAACTATACAGCCAAAGATACTCAGAGGCTTTAACCATGCTGGAGCAGTATGGCGAGGGCTATACGACGACGGACAGCTATAGGTCTGGCGACGTTAGGAAGGCAAGAGACTGATGTTTTCTGGAGGTATTGGTAGCGTAGCTGTTCACACAACACAGAACAGGGGGTCAACCCCAGAAGAAGTTGCCGAGCGTTGTCTACAGAAAATTATCAGCGTTTCTGGCAGTGCGCCTGAGCCAATTCGGCAACAGGCAGAGTCTTTCAGGGACACCCTTAGGGAAGTAATTGTTTTTTACGTTAAACAAGCCATCCAGTCGGACAGGACGACGGTTTGCAATGCGTTAACAGAGGCGGGCCAGCCCGAGCTGGCTCAACTTATCAGGAGAATGTAAATGGCCTTTACCGGAAACTATATGTGTACTTCCTTTAAGGAAGAGCTTTTGACGGCTACGCACAACTTTACCAATGGAGTTGATACATACAAGCTGGCGATGTATACCAACAGCGCAACCTTTGATGCATCAACAACCGATTACACCGTCACCAATGAGGTGTCTGGAACCGGTTACTCTGCCGGTGGCGGAACGCTTACGAGCGTAACCCCGACCACGTCGGGCACGACCGCGTTTTGTGACTTTCAGGACTTGGTGTTTTCAAGCTCTACCATTACCGCTAGAGGGGCTTTGATTTACAACACCACGGCAGGCGCCGGCACAGGAACCACAAACACGGTTCTTGTTCTTGATTTTGGGTCTGACAAGTCATCAACAAACGGGGATTTTACAATCGTTTTCCCCACGGCGGATGCTAGCAACGCAATCATAAGGATCGCCTAGCATGACTGATGTGGTCGTACCCTACGAAGGGTGGGGCCGCGACACATGGGGATCTCAGGGCTTCGGCGAGGGATCTGTTGAAGTACCATCTGCTAGCGGCTCTCCCGGATCAGTAACAGTAGATGCCGGTCAGGGCATAACCGTCAACCTGACCGGACTTAGCTCGTCCGCCAGCTCTGGCTCGGTAACAGTTCAGGCAGATGCGGATGTTGATGTATCCAGCGTATCTGCAACCGGATCTTCTGGTTCGGTAACGGTTGACACTTCTGGCAATACGGTAGTCACACTGACGGGGCTTGAGTCCGCCTCGGCAGTCGGGGATGTCACGGTTGAGGCCGATTCCAGCACTGAGGTGTCTGGCGCGTCTTCAACCGGAGTATCCGGGTCGGTATCGGTTGAGACAGACTCAAATATTGAGGTTTCTGGTCTTTCCGTAAGCGGCATATCCGGATCGGTATCGGTTGAATCCGACTCAAATACTGAATTATCGGGAGTATCCGCGACCGGATCTTCTGGTTCGGTAACGGCTCAGGCAGATGCAAATATTGACGTTTCTGGTGTATCTGCCACCGGATCTTCTGGCTCTGTATCCGTAGAGCCTGATGTCAATGTTGATGTTACCGGGCTAGCTTCTGTCGGAAATGCTGGCTCAGTAGAAGTTCAGGCGGATTCCAGCACTAATGTATCCGGGGTGTTCGCGAGCGGAGCATCTGGGTCGGTATCGGTAGAAGCGGATGCTGATGTTGATGTAACCGGGCTGGCCGCAACAAGCACTTCTGGGTCGGTAACCGTAATAACGGAGCAGGCCGTAACGGTTGACGTTTCTGGCGTCGAGGCGACAGGCTTTGCTGATAGCGTAGCTGTCGAGCCAGACTTAAACGTATTTGCCGTAGGGGTTTCTGCAACGTCCGAAACGTCGGGCGTGGATTTTGTTTCCGGAGACGCTGAAGTCTCTGTTTCTGGGCAGTCTTTGACGGCTCAGGTGTCCGGACCTTCTGTTTCTGCGGACTCAAACGTACTCATTTCGGGGGTTTCTGCAACAATTCCATCCTCTGGGGTGGAGCTTTCTGTTGAGGCTTCCGTGGATGTATCTGGGGTTGCCTCGGCGGCTCAGACTTCCGGAATAGATTTTGTCTCGATAGGGGTAAATGTCCCCGTCA